CAAAATGCATGACAAAAAGAAACATGATGATAAAATGTATGAAGAAACAGAAGAACTTGACGAAGATGCGGATGATGTTGAAGAAACAATCGTACGCGAGTATGTAGAAAAAGTAGCTGACCATGGTCAAAAGTCAGAAAGTGGTAAAGAAGCTGGCGCACAGGGTACAGTAAATGTGAATAAATTATCTACAGTAGCTAGTAAAAATGACATGGGCGGAAGTTCTGCAAACATAGTCAGAAACGACGCTGAAGTTGACCCAAATGGTACTAGCCCCAAAGCAGTAGTAAAAGCCAAAGGCAATTTACCACACGCAGGTTCATATGAAAATGTTCCTGGTGCTAAAGCTGGTCAGGCATACGCCAAAAAAGAATCAGCAGTGAATAAAGAAGAAGCCGCCGTTAACAAAACAACACCAGTGGCAAAGTAATTAGGAACTAACAATGGCATTTTATCTAAAAGAAAACCTAACTTTTGATGCCGCGAGGATGGAAGTTTTAACTGAAGACTCGCAGGATGGCAAGAGTAAGAATCTTTACATGAAAGGTATATTCATCCAAGGCGGTGTAAAAAACCACAATGAAAGAGTTTACCCAGTTAACGAGATCGAAAAAGCCGTTTCTAACTTAAACGAACAAATCAAGGGTGGTTACAGCGTCTTAGGCGAAGTAGATCACCCCGATGATTTGAAAATTAACTTAGATCGCGTCAGCCACATGATCATCGACATGTGGATGGATGGTCCTAATGGTTTTGGTAAATTAAAAGTTCTTCCTACTCCAATGGGTCAGTTAGTATCGACCATGTTGCAGTCAGGAGTAAAACTTGGCGTATCTAGTCGTGGTAGCGGCAACGTGAACGACGGAGATGGCAAAGTCAGTGACTTTGAAATAGTTACTGTAGATGTAGTTGCGCAACCAAGCGCACCAAATGCATATCCAACAGCGATTTACGAAGGACTGATGAATATGCGTGGTGGCAGTAAGGTATTCGAAATGGCTAAAGAGGCCAGCGCAGATCAAAAGGTACAGAAGTATTTGAAACAGGCCGTAACAAGTCTTATCAAAGATCTAAAAATTAAATAGGAGATCACAATGTTAGACGCTATCAAACCATTGTTGGATTCCGGCATCATCAATGAAGAAACTCAAACTGCTTTAACAGAAGCTTGGGAATCTAAATTAGTTGAAGCTCGTGAAACTATTCGCGCAGAATTGCGTGAAGAGTTTGCGGGTCGCTATGAACACGACAAAAATGTAATGGTTGAAGCTCTAGACAAAATGGTTACTGAAAGTCTCACCGCTGAACTCAATGAGTTTGCCGAAGAGAAAAAAGCTCTAGCAGAAGATCGCGTGAAATTCAAAACTCACATGATTGAGTCTGCAGGCAAGTTTAATGACTTTATGGTTACTAAACTAGCTGAAGAGATCAAAGAGCTACGTGGAGATCGCAAGACTCAAACTGAAGCAGTCGCTAAGTTAGAGAAATTTGTTATCCATGCACTAGCTGAAGAGATCAAAGAGTTCGACCAAGACAAGAAAGCAGTAGTTGAAACCAAAGTAAAATTAGTAGCAGAAGCTAAACAAAAATTAGCAGAACTACAATCAGCTTTTGTCAAACGTTCAGCTATACTTGTTAAGGAAGCAGTAGCAGAAAATCTAGGCTCAGAACTAGCTCAACTTAAAGAAGACATCCAAAGTGCTCGCGAGAACATGTTTGGTCGTCGTATCTTCGAAGCATTTGCTAATGAATTCGCTGTTACACACCTAAGTGAAAACAAAGAATTCAAAAAACTACAAGATGTTATCGCAGAAAAAGATGCGATCATCGCCGCTAGTTCCAAGACAATCGCTGAAAAAGAAGCTTTAGTTGAAAGTAAGGATCGTGAAGTTAGAGTTATCACAGAAAGCGTAGCTCGTAAAGAGAAGCTTGCTGAATTACTCAAACCTTTGAACAAAGAGAAAGCAGATGTAATGTCAAGCTTGCTCGAAAGTGTGCAAACTGAACGTCTTCAGGCTGCATATGAAAAGTATCTACCAGCAGTTCTAAACAATGTCTCTGCGAAACCAAAAGCTGAAAAGCCGGTATTAGCTGAGTCACGTACAGAAGTGACAGGTGATAAATCTGCTAAAACAGACGACGAATCACTCAACAATGTTGTAGAAATTCGACGTTTAGCAGGGCTAAAATAGTAGTAATTTTTTAAGAGGAAAATAAAGAAATGACAACCCAACTATTAGAAGGCCGTTGGAACGAGACCAAAGACGCCCTGTTAGAAGGTCTACAAGGTTCAAAAAGAACCACAATGGCTGTAATTTTAGAAAACACTAAGAAGCACTTGATGGAAACCGCAACAACTGGTAGCACTAGCGCAAGCAACGTAGCTACACTAAATCGCGTGATCCTTCCAGTGATTCGTCGAGTAATGCCAACAGTTATCGCTAACGAAATCGTTGGCGTGCAACCAATGACTGGCCCAGTAGCTCAAATCCACACTCTACGTGTACGTTATGCTGATACCAATGATGCAACAGGTTCTGCCAACGACGTAACAGCTGGTGATGAAGCTCTAAGCCCATTCAAAGTTGCTGTTGCATATTCTGGTGATGGAACTGCTGGCCTAGCTGCTGCAACAAGCACACTAGAAGGCTCACCAGGCAAGAGAATTAACGTTCAAATCTTGAAACAAGTTGTTGAAGCTAAAACACGTAAACTATCAGCACGTTGGACATTTGAGGCAGCTCAAGATGCACAATCAATGCACGGTTTAGATGTTGAAGCAGAAATCATGGCAGCTTTAGCACAAGAAATCACAGTTGAAATTGATCAAGAGATCCTAGCATCTCTACGTTCACTTTCAGGTAACACATTTAACTACAACCAAGCTACAGTATCTGGTACAGCTACATTCGTAGGTGACGAGCACGCTGCTCTAGCGGTTACAATCAACCGCGCAGCTAACTTGATCGCTCAACGTACACGTCGCGGTGCAGGTAACTGGGCAGTTGTAAGTCCAGCAGCTTTAACAGTACTACAATCTGCAACTACTTCAGCTTTTGCTCGTAGTACAGAAGGTACTTTTGAAGCACCAACAAACACTAAATTCGTAGGTACTTTAAACAGTGCTATGAGAATTTATGTTGACGGTTATGCTGCTGACACACAAGAAGTTCTAGTAGGTTACAAAGGTTCTAGCGAAGCTGATGCAGCTGCGTTCTATTGCCCATATGTACCACTAATGAGCTCTGGTGTTGTGTTAGATCCATCAACATTCGAACCAGTAGTAGGCTTCATGACACGTTATGGTTATGTAGAGTTAAGCAACACAGCTTCATCTCTAGGTAACGCAGCTGACTACTTAGAAGAAGTTGGTGTAAGCAATTTAAGTTTTCAGTGATCTAACAAGATTATTGAACTTAACATTAAAAACCCGCTCCGGCGGGTTTTTATTTGATTATAAATTTTATATTGAAAGGTTAGGTTTGACTAAATAAAGTAAAGAGACTTTATTATGTTTAACAATTCTAAATATACAAAAATATACTATCAAATAGTTAAAAAAGCAAAAGAACGCAACACAACAAATTATACAGAAAAACATCATATTATACCACGCAGTTTAAGTGGTAGTAATAAAAAAGACAATATTGTTGATCTCACAGCTAGAGAGCATTTTATATGCCATTGGTTATTAACTAAAATGACCACTGATATTGCAAGAAGAAAAATGATATTCGCATTACATATGATGCGAGTTAAAAGCAGTAATCATAATAATCAACGGTATGAAACAAAAATAACCTCTAGAGTTTATGCACATTATAAAACTGAACACGCAAAGAATAGTAGTATAATGAATAAGTATAAAGAACCAGTAAACAAAGGTAAGAAGTTAGTGGGCACTGAGTTAGAAAAACAACGAGAAAGAATTCGTAACAGACGCAAACTTACACCTGAAGAAAATGTCATAAGAATTGCAAAAATGATTGCAACAAATACTGGTCGTAAACAAACACAAGAAACTAAAGACAAAATACGTAATACATTGTTAGGTAAAGCTAAAGGACCAATGTCTACACAAGAAAAGATAAAGAGATCAATTGCACTGTTGGGAAAATCTAAAGCGGTAGAATCGATACAAAAACGAACCATCACATTAAAACAGTTAGCAAGAGAAGGTAAACATCATACACAAATTATGCTAACTTGTCCGCATTGTGCTATTACAGTTAAAAAATTAAATTACTCTCGTTGGCACGGTAAACACTGTAAATTATATATCTTAGCATAAATACTAGTGTTCGCTCTTAATCGAGAGTTTATGCGGTCCCCACCGCGTAGGCCTAGAACGCTAACAATTAAGGAGAAACAAATGGGACGTCCTATTAAGAAAAGATTTATTAACACTAACTCAAGCACCAATGCATCTGGTGGTGAAAGCGTTGCTTCATTGCAAGTACATGGTGGTAACAATTATTCAGCAGGTACAACTATTACGTTCCCAGCACCAGGTCAAGGTGGTGGTAGCACTGCCACTGCCACAATTGAATTCGTGGCCCCTACAGCAGGACTTACTGGTAATGGTAACATAGCAAGCGTCACATTAACATCAGCAGGTGGCGGATATCTAGTGAGAAATGTCCAAGCCAATGTTACGTTTGGATTCAACAAACCATCTAACGTGGTAGTGGATGGGTTCACTCAAATTGCAGGAAATGTATTCAAGTTTTCAAGCGGTGTAACGTCAGGCATTCATGCAGGTATGGTTGCTAACGTGTTCTTTACTAGCCTACATTTAGGTAATCCAACCAAGGTTGTCAGTGTCAATACAACCACTGGTAATATTACCATGAGCATGGCTAACACTGCAGCTATCACTAGCCCAATTAGTTTTGGTGACGTAGGTAGACTCGGTAACGTAGTAGCGACAATGGATCCCGCAGTGACCACAGCCAATACCATACAGGCCAATGCATTTATCACGGGCGGTGCAGGTGGAAGATTAGGGGATATTACCAGCATCAAGGGTGCTCGTCGATATAGAGTAACCAACGATCAAGGTTCTGGTACAGTGCGTTTGATTTTAGCAACAGAAGTAGCGGCAGCTAATGCAGGAGTTGGTCCACATGCAGAAGGACTAATGACTATTTCAGCCACTGACAGCGCAGGTGGTACATATTTTGTTACCAAGCTCGATGGTCGCACAGTGACCTTATCGCCAGCTGGAGCAACACCTGGAGCTCAATTCGCGGCTAATGCACAGGCAATTTGGAGTGTAAATGCTGCGGTAGTTAATACCACAGTAAAACTAGCAACAAACGACTAATCATAGTCACATCAAAAAATAGCGGCTCCGGCCGCTATTTTTTTGATTCTATCAATGAAGATAAATAATAAAAACGGAATAATTTACGATGGCCGCAGTAAAAAAATTTAACAGTAATCTTTTAATACAGTCTACTGGCATAAGTGCTAATATCACTTTAGATTCAGAAACTCTATTTATTGATGCTGTAGATGCTTTTATCACTGGAAACTTGCACGTCACAGGTGTTTATGATACCACTACCGTAACCAATACTAATATCCAAGATAAAGACATAGCACTGAATGTAGGTGAAACTCTTTATGGTGTCGGTGGTAATGCTAGTCCAGGCACTAGTGGACTTATAGTTGATCGTGGTCTTCAGGCCAATGTAAGTTTGCGCTGGAACGAGATATATGATAACTGGGAAGTCACTACAGATGGTACAACTTTTGCTAATATCTTAACTGGTTCTGGAACGGCATTAACAGCAATAGTACAAGATACCACACCAAGGCTTGGTGGTAATTTAATAACCAACGGATTTAATGTGCAATTACAATCCTTGCTAACTGCTAATCCGCCGACATCAGTGGCTGGAAATGTTGTATTGTATGCTGATACAGTAGGCAGTGCAGGCAGTGGATTATTTGTAGTAAACAGTGGAACAGCAAGTGACGAATTAGTAACCAAATCGAAAGCCATTGTGTTTTCGATCATACTATAGGACAATAATAGGATAATAAAATGGCAATAACCAACTCTTTACTGACAACTGGTGCGGCCGCTAATGTTTATATTA